AAGTTCTGGACATCTTATACCGTCTATTGCTGGACATTATATGGTAGCAGTAACACTATGCGTCCCTGAGTACCAGCGTAAATGCCATTCTCAAGAGTATTTTTGAATAAATCATCTTCATTGACATCATAATCTCCAGCTTGAGCTTGCCTATTTGCAAGAAGAATGTTCTCATAATCATTATCAGTCAAAATTCCGGCTTTATAAGACGCTTCGATTTCTTTATCAATGTTTGTACCTGAAAATAATTTCGCAAATAATCTTGCATGTTCTTTATCTGAAGTTTTTTTGAGTTCCTTTTCATCTTCTTGTTCACGGTTGTCAACTAATCTAATTAAATCACCCTCATATGCATCAATAAATTTGCGGTATTTATAATTGCCATTTGCATCTTTAACATCATATAAAGATACACCATCTTTATTAGGCGTTTTTAATACTTGTATTAGTTTTGAACCCTTTTGAGCAGCTTCAGTAGTTGTATATTTATAACTAGATTTACCATCTTTAATTACTTTTTCTGTCGCAAAGTTAAGTGCGGAAGTACCAAATGAATCTACGAATAAACCATCATATTCATCTTTAGACTGAAGTTTAGAATCTTTAACAGTTGTTTCATAAAGATTATCGATATTTTGTCTTACCAGTACAGGATTTTCAATATCGGTATCAGTATATTGTTGAGCTTGATCTTTTAAAATAGCACTTTGAGAATTCACATATGTTTCTTTGGTTTTTAAATACTTAGCTTGATTAAAAGCAAATTCACTTTCACTATTCGCTGTTTTAATATTACTATTAGCTCCAAACATTACATATTCATTATTAATTCCTTGAAAATGCTTATCCCAAGTTTCTTGATAAAGTTTATTTTTATCCTCATCAGGATTAACACTATCCATAAAATAATCATTGTTTTTAAGTGATTGATTAAGCTCATTTCTAAATGATATACCTTTAGCTTCACCGTAAGCCATATAATAAGCTTGATCATATCCCCAACCGGCATTAAGAAAGCTCTTTGGTTTCTTATCTGGATTTGGATTATTAGGATCACTTTTATAATCTTCTGTAGCTTCAGATTGTGCATTCATTTTATTTTTGGGAATATTAGTTTGTTGAATTGCACTATAGCTCTCTAACCCTGATTTGACAAGTTTAATTCCTTCTAAAAGTTGAGCTACTTCGGGCATGGCAGGTTTAACATATGGATCTGTTGGTCTAGCATAAACTTCACCATTTCTTGAAGTCCAATCATAGAAATCTCTTGGATCAGAGGATCGTCTTTGTTTTGTATTTAACTGTTGTCGTTGTGGCAATTTTTATACACCTCCAGCACCCATAGCATAACCTTGAGCAAATCCTTGTAATCCAGCAGCTCCAATTTTAAGAGCAGCATTCTTCTTATTGGTTATTCTACTATTGGCTTGATTCATGCGGCTTTTATAAGTAGAATAAGTACTTTGAATATCATTAGTGTTTTGATCTAAACGATTCTTTTGATTATAAGCGATAATGCCAAGGTCATAAGATTCATCACCTTGACTAGTCATAATTTCTCGTAGTGATGAATTACCTATAGCTCCTGATTCAGTTATTTGTGTTTTCAAATGAGATCTTTCAAGAAATCCTTGATTGGTTCTATCAAATTTCTCAAGCAAAGCTTGATTATCAACCTCAAGTCGTTGTTGTATTAAAGAAGCATAATCAGCTTTATAAGCTTCTTTTGCTGCCTCTGCTTCTGCGTTAGCATATTGATTTTGCGTTTGAATTTCAGTTGCTGTTCCTACAGCGGCTAATCCTGCAAATATCCAACCCGCAGTAACAGGATCTAAGCACATTATTTAACACCTCAATCTTGTTTAAAAAGGTAAAACTTATAAAAATTTATATTAGGATCTGCAAATCTAATTGGCATTTCATCAATTTTAAAACCGAGCCATTTTAACCAGTTAATAGACTCAGTATGATCAGAGGATACATAATTTGTTAATATTGGATATTCATTTAACCATTCCTTGAAAAGTTTTTTTGACTCTTTAGCAAAAGTAAGCCCAAAACTATTAAATTTATCTGTAGTAACAAACCAAGGACTTGCTACTTTATTTTCTAATTCAATTAATCCAAAAACACATTCAATATTTTCATTATAAATGCCAACATATGTATATTTAGAATGTGCAATCGTAAGATATAATGTTAATTCCCAAGGCAATCCCGATAAAGCATTAGCTTCTTTTTTATCTGCTTCTCGTAAATCAAGTGAACAAGCCAGGACTTTATCATCCTGGCTTGCTAAACGATAATATATTTTTTTCATTGTTAAATTCCTTACACTGATCTAGAACTAGTTTCAAAATTTCCAATTAAAGCCGTAGATTGAATTTCCGAAGGAAGATACGTATCATTAATAATTTCAATTTTACATCCTTCCGCATCACAGCTAGTTACAACTTCAAATTTTCCATTAACAATACTAGGTTCACCAAGTATAGATTGTCCTAATATTACACAAGTATTTTCATAAACTTCTGTATAAAATCCAAATGGCGTAATTTCAACTCTGAAATATCCAGTTCCGGTATATGCAAATGTTATTTCTTTATGCTGTAGTTTACCATCTAAAATAACAGCATTAGTATTAGAATTAAACATATACCACTCACTTAATCTATATCGTTTAGTATAATTTTTCCCTACAAAACATGAGGTTGAACTATAATTTCCGGGAGCTTCAATAGTATTAGGAGAAGTTTTAACTGTATTTAGAATACGATTACCTTTATTAGATTCCACTACAACGAAATCAGTATTACCATCATTGTAAGGTAAAGTCCAAACGGTTTTCTTAGTCTCGGCATTATACATACCAGTAATTTCAACCATTTTATCAAGATGAACTCGAAAAGGTAAATCTCCAGTAATATCTTTTTCAATATTAATTTTAGCCAAGTATACTTGTTCTGTTGGAATTGTTGCTCCATCAGTACCTTTCATAATCAAATAAAGGTAATTATCAAGAACAATACTTCCTAATACTTCATCATCAAAACTCCAAAAACTCCAGCTTGATTGAACTTTTTCTTCACCATTCCAAAGATATTTATAAACATAGATCCTTTTTGGCTCATCCGAACTTAAAGCAAATATAATATCATGAGCAGAATTTGAAGTTAAAGAAATAATGTTTTTGGGTAAATATCGTGGGACATGAACAGTGACATTTGCTGCGTCATTTACTAAAGTATCAGGCTGGACATAATATTCTCTTAGTTGTGAATATTTGCCTCCAGGAGTTACAAAATAGACATTTGGACCAACAGGAATAGGTTTGCAAATTGCGCTAGTTTTAAATGCTGTTGTTTGATCTGCTGTAATATTTTTGACAGTAAAGAGGTTATCTCCAGAACTCACCACAAATTGTAGTTGATCAGAGAATAATATGAAACTAGTGTTGAATGGTACAGCATGTCTTAAAGTAAAAACTTGTTGTGAATCTGGAGATAAATCAATCGGATCTGAATCAGATATTTTTGAAGCTTTGGCAGGCCAAAAATTCAATTGATCGTTTGGTCTGGAACAAATAAAATTTTCTCCCGATAAAAATCCCAATCTGCCTTTAAACGTGAATAAATCATTAATACTACTACCAACAAAGCTTGGTTCGCTACATGAAACCTCGTCACCGGCACATCTTGGTTTCCAATCAAATTCACCAAAAGTAAATTCGTTAACTCCTGTCCTAGCAAGTTTATGTGGCATAGTGGCATTATTAAAATTATTATCTAATCCTGGTTTAGGGGCTTCAACCCATACACCGGAATCAGTGCCTTCATTATTTATATATTTAACATAATAATTGTCAAAATCACTATTAGAATCTCCCTCAATTTTAAGGACTAATCCGTCAATTGCTTTAGGAGGTAGATTAGTAACATTTTGTACTACTCCTTTACCACCAATTAAAGCCTGTTCTCCATAACTATCAGATACCCTAAAATCAAAGTCTGCTCCATCAAAACGAGTAATTTGGATGAATGAAGAATTTTCCGGACGTTGAATGTTCCATTGTGCAGTCGAAAGATTAGTAACTAAATTACTGTATAAATTAGTAGTCACGTTGACAGTACTAGTTTCAGTATCTCCGGTGGTATAACTTGCAACTTGGGAGCCATTAATAAACACATGATAAGAAGTCCTAATAATACCTTTTTGTGTAAAAACAATAGCAGTAGGAATCTGTATTGGATCAGGATTACCGCTCATTTGAACTTTAATTGTATTATTAGCTAGAAATGTATAATCAGCAATAGTTATAGCACTAAATACTTCTTGTGGTTTAGAAGCAATGGCATAATCTTTGGTACCATTTTCATAAATCACATTACATTTTTCATACGTTAAAAGATTAAAAACCTCTATTGGATTATCTACGCCTGAAGTAATAATCACCAAATACTTTTCATTAATACTTCTATCAATAGTATAAACATATGAACCACTAGTGATATGACTATTTAATAAAGATATAAACTCAACTGGAGGTCGTTTCAAAGCTCCTTCAGCTATTGTACCTAAAACATTTTCTTGATAATCCGCCATACCTGGAACTCTATTTTGAGGTGGTTGTTGGGATACACCCAACCACATTGGTAAAGTTGTATTAACTCTCAATTTTATTCACCACCTCAACGATTCCATATTTCAACTGTGTCTGGACTCTCAAAAAAGTTATAATTCCCAATAGCAAGATCAGCACTTTTTGCACTAACATAAGCATCATGTTCATCTTTTTCGGTTAATCTGTATAAAGATTCAGACTCTTTCATAGAAAGTTGAAATTGTCTAGCTGCACGTATAGCAATATAATTCCTCCATAGATATGGGAGAGTATCAAAAATACGACTTGTAACAATATTTACTTTCACTGAAGTAGTAAATTTAAAGGTATTACGAGCTTTATCAAAAAGTCTGGAACCAATTTGTACTACTTTAATTGAATCGCATGATTTAACATCTAAAGTACCAGAGGGAAGAACAATTTCCCCATTTATATCAGGTATTAATTCAAAATTGTCATACGTATTGCATTCAAGTTCTCTGGCCTGAACTTCTTCAGATACTTCTTCTAACAGAACTTTCGCTTTAGCTGCGGTTGGATTGGAATCTAATGAATTAACCGGAGGTTGCCCTATATGTCTTAAAATTTTATTTACTGCTGCAAGCGTAGGATTTTGCGCAGCCATTGTAACACCTCTTTTTAGGAACAAAGGAGCTGACTTATATCAGCTCCTTTGTTAAATTATTTGGTTAAGAAGCAGTAGTATAAGTACCAGTAGATACCGTTAGAAGTTGGATTCCTTCCGGACGCAACCAAGCATGACCAGCCATTAATGCAGTAACCAACAAAGTAGCTCTACGAGCAGGAACCCAATCAGCACTTACATTAAGATCCATAAGTTTCAAAGTACCAACAGAATTTTTCCAATAAGCAATACCTACAATCTTAGTGGCATCCACACCATGTAAGGCATCTGTAGAAGTGGAATTATCTTTAGGAATATTTGGAGTCCTAAAGATATCAAAACCAGCAATTCTAAGACCATCACCTTCACTAATCCTACCTACTCCACCAAATTCACGATTCAGCACATCAGTGTTGTTAAATAAAGAATAATATTCTTTAGGCCGAAAGAAGAAAATACGGTCGCTATCAGGAATACCTTGATTATCTAAAGCTTCAGCAGCATTATAGATACCTTGACAAAGATATTTTGCACGATCTGCTTCTTTAAGAGTTCCAGTGGAATCAAATCTAAAATTATTATCAGCAATAGCAGTATTAACACTCATACCAGTAACAGGATGTGAGCTTTGGGAACCGCCCTTAATAAGTTCTTTTAATGTATTTATATCTAATTTTTTTGCAACTGCTCTACCATGAGAATTAGCAAGTTCAGATCGAAGGTTATAATTCACCATTTTTTCATCGATATTTGCAACCCAATCATGCGAAGCAAGTTCACCATCAATAGTGATAACCTTCTCGTTAAAGTTCATCCCAACACCTTCAATCTCTGCACCGGGAACTAAAATCTCAGCATCAGAATATCCAAGAGTAGGGAAACTATAAGATTTACCATTTTCAATACTTACAGAAAATTGTCTGCCATCAGTTACACTAGCAGCCTGAAAAGCAGCAAGAGCCTCCGTAGAATATTTTTCAATCAATAATGCAGTATTATCACTGGTCGAACCATTAACTTGACCAGGACGAGTCATAGAAATAGCCATAACGTATTAATCTCCTTGATTTTTAAGTTTTGTCCCTCACTTCAGACAGAAACTCAAACACCAAAGGTATCTGTTTCTTTAAGTAATGCTTAGCTAGGGCTTTACTTTTATAACAGAGCAATGGAATTTTTGAGGTGTATTAAAATCTTCAAAGGTATCTGAAGGGTAGCTAGTCCTTTAGGGCTTTTCAGGTATTAATACAAAGAAAAAGCTGTATGGTTTTGAGGAACGTGCTACCATACAGCTAAGTTTTTATGATTTGTAATATGTGCTTCTTTCAAGTATTGCATCTACTTCTGCGCGATATTTCGCATCCGTTTTATATCTTGGATCTTTAACAGCTTTTAAATATTCGTCTTTGTTATTAAATATATTGCCAGCACTAAAACCAGATTCTCCTTTAATAGTAACTTTAGGAGGCTGTCCAAATATTTTAGCATATCTAGCGTTAATAGCTTCCCATGCAATCTTCACTTGAGCAAAATCTTGTGAATCATTAAAAATATCTACATAGTCTTTAAGTGTTTTATCTGTTTGGGCAGTGATTCCAGCCCATTTACCTATCTTTTGAGCGTTGTCAAAACCACCGGACATTTCATATATTTCTTGCTCTTGCTTTTCAACAGAAGAACCTCTAGTCTTTTCAGCAATATCAATGAATTCAATAAGGTCTTCTTTAGAAATATTTGTTTTAGAAGCAATCTCAGAGATACTATCTTCAGATAAATTGCCATTCTTATTATATTCTTCTTGATATTTTGCAAGACTTAAACCTGCTTTAGATAAAGTATTATCTGCGACATTAGCTAATTTTTCTAAATCATTTTTAGGTTCAAGTTTTTCGTCTTTAGGTTTATCTTTATCTTCAGTAGTCTTATCATCAACTTTATCATCTGTAACTTTATCTTTAGATTTATCATCTTTTTTATCATCAATTTTAGTTAAGGTATCAGTTGTCCCTTTAAGTTTCTTATTTTCATCAAGAATTTTTTGCATCTCTCGTTGCATGCTCTTGAAACCTTGTTCTGCAGATTGTATATCTTTATACTTACCACCTAAAAACTTTTCAGTTTCAAAATTGAATTCTTGATTATCATTTTGAGTTTCTACCACAGGTTCAGTTTGAGTAGTTTTTACTTCATCGGCCATACTTTAAATTATCCTTTCATTACTCAACAGGTTCGCTTTCTTGCGGCTGTTGAGGTGGTTGTGGAGTATTCATCATTGCTTTAGTATATTCGCGAATAGCTCCAGGAGCAGAAGCTTGAGCAGCTTGCATTAAAGCTGCTTGTTGCATTTCCTGTTGTATATCTTTTTCTGTTTTAACTAAATCTCCTGAAACTCCAAGAGCAGTCATTATTTGAGTTAATAAATTATCAGTTTTAAGTCTGTCCGTAGCACCAGGAACTTTTGAGGTTATATCTAAAAATGTTCCTAACTTTTGTAAGTCATTCATTCGTCCCATAGCTTCAAGTCCAGTAATAATAACTGGTCTTGCAACTTTACTACTAAATTTAGAAAGAAGCGGATCGCCGGCATCTCTAAGTTGAGAAATTATTAGATTTACAATAGGAGTCTGTAATTCTTGCACAAGAATTGAATAAAATCCACCACGGTTAGCTTCTAACTCCTGAGAAAGCTTAACAATTTCTGTTGCTGTTACTCGTTCTCCATCTCTTTGGATACTCTGCATAACCATAAAAGCAGAATAAAGCCTTTTCTCCAACTCTTGTTTCTCTGTTTGGGCAACTTGAAATGTTGAATAATCTGTTAATTTAGGTACATTAATACCGTTTGCTTTCCCCATAATAGGTTTACCACTTGGAGCTTCAATAAGTTCTTTAATATTAATTCCGCTATCAGGATCAACAAGTGGATTAAATTTCGATATAGCTGCGGTGTATTGAATTATTGCTTTTTCCAAAACTTCAACACTATTAAAATCACCAATATGTTCTTCTACTGGTCCTCTTCCATAATCTTCACCGGGAATGGCATTAGCACGCAAAGGAATATAAGGGAAGTTCTCTAAATTATAACTCCCTTTAGATTCAGGTATTTCAATACCATTTACCTCTTGGGTAACATACCATTTATTACCCTTACGCTCACATTTGGTATAAAGCTCTACTTCTTCGCAATCTTTTTTATCTTTAGCCTCTTCTAATTGAGTCAATATTGATTCAGGAAGAAGAGTTTTTGCAACGTTTTCCGTGGTAATAATTTTAAATGGATTACCCATCGTATCGCGCTTAACCACATATTGATCAAGTCTAAAAACTTGCATTCCCTTTTTATCAACTAAATACTCTAGTGCGCTTTTGTCAGGAAGATAGATTAATGAATTGCCTGTAACAATAAGAGCAATGATAGTTTCCAATAAAGGCGCACGAATGGCTTTCATCTCTAATTCATCAATGACAGTATTTTCACAGGCGGCGAAGAATTGCTCAATATCTGTGTCATTACCAAGCTCAGAAATTAAAGCTTTTTTTACTGGGTCACTAACCTTAAATTTAAAGAATGTGGAATTTGGTGGAGGAGGAAAAAGTATATTTAAGATTTTATTAGCTAAAGACTTTACGCAAGTACTTCCGCAGCTTTGCCATGGTTTATAGAGTTTTGAACTTTCCGTATGTCCTTGCGGAGGTAACACATAAGGCAAGGTTAATAATGTACACCTTCTAGCTCTTGTAAGTACTTCAGTTCTAATAGCGTCAAGTTTACTAAATTCAGCTTTGATAGTTTTCTTATTATCATTCATAAATTACTACACCTTCAAGCTGGAGTTAGTATTTGGATTAGTTCCACCTAATTCGATAACAAATTTTCTTTTCCCAAATTTCTTTTTATACTCTTGAGGGTTCTTCTCTGCTTCCAATTCCTCAGAAACTTTACCAAATTCAACCGGAGGTGAAGGTTCTACTATTGGAGCTGGTTGTACTTCTATTTTTTTGCTACCACCAAAACACATATTTATTTACCTGCTTTCTTTAAATTGACGATCATATTCTCGTTTTAAAAAATCAATTAAATCCCGTTTCCCAGCATAAAAAAATATATATCGTTCAGTATCATCAAGATTGGGACATTTTGCTGGAATCTTATTATCAAGCCATTCAATAAGTTCTCTAACATTATGTATGGGGATAGGATTTTCTTCCTCGATATTTTTACTTTCCCATTCATAAATACCAAGATTATTATCTTCTGACATACTACCTCCTAAAATAAAAAACCTGCCGTTAAGCAGGTTAATGTTCCTAATAGTACAACATTAGTTAACATAGTTAATCAATTATTAATTAAAAAAATAGGGTGATTTTAAAACTTGATTAATATCTAAATCTTTATGTTCCGGTACAGATGGAATTTTGTCATGAAATTCTTCAGGAAGTTGATTTAAAATTTGATCTCTAAAATCAGCTAATAAATCTTTACTATACATTTCTACAAAAGTTTCTCTTAAAATTCGGTTTAACTTGTCCATATCACAAGCATGTGTCCCGAAAGAATCGTGAATACAAATAAAACTAGTAATACCTTCTTTAAAACATTGATTAATAGTTTTATCTAAATGACTAGCATCCAAGGAATGAATAAAATTAGGAGCAATCCCATTTATTTGAGCATTTTTATTAAGGTTATTGTTATTTACTTGATATCTTAAAAATATTCTAGACTTCCCAAAATAACTTGTTACAGTTTTCTTTTTCGTAGATTGATATTCTTGATGAACTAAAAAACCAGTAGGAGTAACCCATTCAATAGGTATTCCTGCATCACTACATATCGAAGCAATTTCTTTAAGCCAATCCATTACTTCAGCCGCAGCAATAACTACTTGATGGATCGCTGTTAATGTTTTAGGAGCTAAATACTGACAAGCATCTACTATATATTCAGCTTGCATTTTGTTTGTAACTTCATCGATTAATTGATCGACAACTCCATATCTGGTAACATTATAAGGGGAAGTCATAGTTGGTCGTTTGACTAAATTACGGTCAATACCATAATTTAACCATTCATTAGCATAAAACTTTTCATCTACAGTTTTAATTTTGCATTTAATTTCTTTTTTGTTTTTAATTTGTTGAATATTATTGATAATTCTACCTTCACGTTGATCATACTCTAAAATTTCAATTAATTTTTGTGCCACTAAACCATAGATATCAGAGGGTTTATCACCAGGAATCAAATTAACTGCTGCGCCACCAATAGGATCTTTCAATAAAGCAGATAAGTGTTGAAGTCCAGAAGCTGTTGCATCCACAACTATTGGCAAATGACTACAATAATCCTCGCCATAATCTTTATAATTTTCATATTCAAAACACGCAGCTAAAAATTGCCAAGGATCGTCTGCTTCTGTCCAAAACCTCTGACCATCAATTGGGTTTATTGCACTATCCAGTATTTCTTGTTCATGTTCTTTAGCCCATTGAATCCTATCATCAAAATTTGCTTTATCAATCCCGAAATTATTAGCCAATAATATTTTTAGCCAATCTACACCTCTACTACCTAAAGGTTTCCCTTTGGCGAATTCTAACAAAGCTCTAGAAGTATCACATCCTTGTGGATGAAGAAAATTTTGAATTGGGTAAAATCTACCTCTAAAATCCTTGTTCCAGCAAAAATAAATTTCTGGTTCTTCCAGAAATTTTTCAGCTATCCTTAATTTGTGTAACACTTCCACTCTTTGACCTGTGGTTTGAACTCTTCGTATATGAACTAATCGTTGCGCTCTTTTCCAATTTTTAAGTTCATTAGGATTAGGCGTATCACCTTCAATCCAAGTTTTCGGAGCATCCGGTTCTTCTTCTTTTGGTGGTAAACCTCCTAAAATTCCACCCTGATCCCATACATGTTGCATGACTCCAAAGATGCGCTTATTAATTCGGTAAGGTACGGTTTGTAAATTGTTAATGGACTCATAGACTTCCGGCATTTCTCTATCTGCCAATCGCTGAAGAAACTTATAATCTCTTGTCCTAACTAACTTTTGAGTGATAGTACTTTCAGAACTTAAATAACCTCCACCTAAAACAGTTAACCAGGGCCACGGTTTAATAATCATTGGCATAAATATAGGATCAAGTAATTCAAAACGCTTATTAACTTCTTCAATTTTTTGTTTAATCTCGGGATTACCGACTAGAATCATTCTTGATTTCCAATCATAATCAATCTGTAGCCAATGTGTAGATTCAATAAATAAGTAAATCAATTTTAATCCTATCTTAGCTTTATCAGTAATTTTTACATCATCAATACCTAATAGTCGTTTTGCTCTCATAATAACTGTTCTACGGTGGCCGATATTACTTGTATGCAGGTTAGATTCAACTTTGGATAAAAATCCAGGATGTTCATCTTTAAATCGTTTATACTCTAAGTGATTGATTAGAGCTTCCGCAACATCTAAAGATACTTGTTGAATTACTTCAGTTTTAAGAATACAGTTAATACAACGTTTTGCTGTCAACCATGCTATTTCATATGGATCAAAAAGTTCTAAAAATTGTTTAACTTGACCATGTACACCGGTTCCATTAAATTCTTTAATTCGTTCAACAAAAGGTTCTATACAATCTTTTATTAAAGTAACTCCTGGAGGCGTATCACTAAGCTTACTTTCATGTAATGCTTTTTGATATCTATTAATGCCAAGTTGGATGCTTTCCTGCTCAAGTGCAAATTGTCTTTGAATTTTATCGTTCAATTGTTTCCTCCCGTATTAGTTTAGACATTTCTGCGAATGGGAATATTCGTCCGTTTTTTCGTTCACTTTTTCTTCTGGGGATAAAAAATCGACAGATATTTACTGTCGATTCCTAACCCTATTTAATTAACCCAACTTAAAACTTATAATTACATTCTATATAAACACCTTGAGGAATATCTGTCTTTATATTCTTCTGTCCACTATAAATGGGATGTAAACACCACTGGGAAACCTTAATTGAAACATTTTTACCTATGTTAGATTGAATATAAAACTCATATAATTGATTTTCAGGAACAAATGCCGGAATACTATCAAAGTATGTATTATAACCATTAGTTCCAGTAGTTTCACTGGCTCCAATGACAAACCAATTTATAAAAGTATAATGTAAATCAATCTTCCAACATTGACCTGGATAATCATCAGCTAATTCGTAACGAAAACTTGCTGAACCATGGATTCCCACAGACTCTGCATATATTGGAGTAGATACTAAGAACAAAAATATTAGACAAACTAATATTTTTTTCATTTTATTCATCTCCGTAAAAATTTAATTCTATTATCATAATAATTTCATTATTATTTTTTGTCAATAATATTGTAAAAAATAATAATATTTATTTATTTATCACACTTTTGCCACATTATACGATTTGAATATTTTAATATCTCATTATCTTTTTGCATTATATTTTGCATTGAATTCTGTCGCTAATTTCTGCCAGCTCATATAGTCCACCAACTGGTATTTCAAGTAATTGTTCATCCTCATCTTCCCATATATTATTATCAATAAAGTCTCTCTCATCAAAATATTCCTGGATTATTTGTTGTATTGGTTTTTCATACATTAGAGATTACCTCCGAGCAGGACTAAGTAATTGATCTTCAGACCAACCATTCTTAATGCGTTGTGCGAATGCCACAGAAGTAATTCCTACCTGCTCTGCCCATTGGGTTAAAGCTTTTGTTTGTCCTTTAATAGTTATCCATCTATTTGAACTACGATTATAACATTGTTCTTTTTCAGTAACCCAAGTACAATTCTCGGGACAATAATCGCCATCTAAATCTTTTCTTTCAATTTCAAGATTGGTATCATAGCCATTACTTATAGCCCAAGTATAGAAATTCATAAAATTATCGTACCAATCTTTACATACCTCAATTCCCTTTGCCCCATACCACTGGTATCCTTCATCTTTTTTGTTCGTACATCTGCTTACCATGCCATGCCAAATCGAATAAAGGCGATCGTGCGACAATCCATGAATAGTATTATTTTTACCCAATTCACTTGCCATTTCCATGTACAAGCATCCACAACTTTTAGTAAACCCATAAATAAGACTATAACCGTTAACTTCAGTTTCGTTACCACACTCGCAAACACAAACATATTTCTTTTTATCAGTCTCAGATTTCTTAATTACTGTCAACCTACCAAATTTATTGCCTTCAATATTTGCTAATTTGTTCATTTTTAATAATCTCCTCATGTTTCATTATTTTTAGTAATAAAAAACCAGTAGGATAAGCTCCTACTGGCTAATCAAATATTCAGTTGTGAATTACATTTAAAAATTAAAACATTTAAAACACTTAATTTTTAAAAGTCCTGTAACACAAAAACTATATAAGAACGTCTCTACGGACTTGTTAGGTTATTAAAACATTATTGTTTTTTGTTCATCATGTCGTTCATACAATCTATGTAGCCAATGATATAATCGCATTTAGATTCAATTGAACGAAGCATTTCATTAAGTTCTTTCTTGAAATCATCAGCAAACTCTTGTAATTGTTGTTCATTCATCTATATAAGCCTCCAATTTTATTTCACGTAAAAAACAGCATAATAAAGCAAAAATAATAAATAATTATCCAGCATTTATACTACTTGCAGACATAGCAATAGCTGGCTAATGGCATTACCAAAAGTAATAACACTATTAAATTGTATAGGAATTTTAAAAAACGATAGTATTAAATTTTAATCTGAGGACAATTAATTTTGCTTACTTCTTATCTAGGGTGTTCGAGGATTCCAAAACTAAGATACATCTAATTATTCGACTACTTATAGGTTTACAATCGAAATTAAATAATTGCAGTAATCACCTTCTCTTACACAAATTTTAATCCTAGTCTAATTATAACATAAAATTAAATAAATGTCAAGTGTTTTTTATAATTTTCATATTTTTGTATAGTTTTAAACATTTCTTCTTTTTATGTTCTTAGCAGAAAATAACACCAGCTGTACTTGTGTTATTTTCGAGGTTTCGTATTGTTTTTAGAGTTAATTTTGGACAATGAATAGAGTATTTTTTTATAATCTACTTTTCTCGACCCAGTTACTCTATATTTCGTCATTTTTTTATATTTCTTACCTTATGTCTCTTTAAAATTAGACTATTAATTGGACTAGCCATGGAATGTTGTTTTTTCAAATCTCCTTCAGTTAAAGCCACATACCGTCTTGTCATAGCTAAGGTGGCATGCCCTAGTTCTCTTTGTAAAGCAAAACTATTTCCTCCAAGTCTTAGAAAGATCAGAGCAAATGAATGGCGAAGACTGTAAGGTGTCACTTTAATCCCAGCTTTTTTACTATACTTTCTGAGTCTTCTAGACCAAGACTGAGATGTTAATTTTGTTCCATATTCAGTGCAGAATAAAAAGGTATCTCCCCAATTGGGATGGTGTACAAAATGAAGCTTTTTAATAGCATCAATTGTAAATGGGGTTATGGGCAGCGTTCTAGAAACCCTAGTTTTTGCAATCGCAGCAGGAATTGTAAGTTCTAACGATTTAAGATTAAAATCATTTATTGTTAAACCAAAAGCTTCACTTGGTCTAATCCCGGTATCTAAAGTTAAAATAAACAAAGCGTAATCTCTAATTCCACTAAAAGTCTTTAAATTAGGTTGAGATAATAGCTGTTTTAAATCCTCTTCACAAACAGCTCTTGGTTTATCATCTTCTTTTCGCTTTTTAATATTATTTAGAGGATTTTCTGAGATATACCCTTCATTTAATAAGTATTTAAAAAATGTTTTTAGATCTTTTCGACGGGTATTAAATGTTGTAGCTGCTAATTTAGCTGATAGTGCAAAATAATTCAGCGTTAAAGATTCTAAAGTTTCATAATCATTATCAAATGAATAATTAGAGTCCTTAAACAAATTAGTGATATGGTATCGGTAATCATTAATTGTCCTCACTGCAAGTCCTTGAGCTTGTTTTTGTAAAATAAATTTTTCTAAAACGCCTTGCCAAGTTAAATCTACTTTTGGTTTTAAAGTCCTAACCCGATCTTTCAATACAATTCCTCCTCATGGAAAATTTCCATTGAAGAAGTAACTGTCCTTGTCTTTTTAATTAGGGTCTCCTGAAAAAGTAATATGCTCGGCTTAATACTCCAATAATATCCATT